ATCCATGAAAAAAGTAGATTTCCTTGCCAGAGTATATAAGTTAAAAACAGCTCTATATGATAATACAGACATGTTTAATTGTTTTTCTGAAGAGAAAAAAGAAGGAGCACACGATGCATTAAATAGAGTTTTAGATATTCTTAATGAGTATAAAGAGTAATGAACGATTTAAAAAAATTCTATAAGAAAATTTTAAAAATGAAAAACGATGTTCTCATGGAAGAACCTTGTCCTTTGTACGAACCAGAATGGGAAGATGTTACTGACTCAAAAAAAGATTGGGATGACTTCTGGAATAACGAGGATAAATAAATTATAAATTGAGAATTTGAAATGCCAGCAAAGTGGTATAAAGAACAACCCAAAAATAGAAATTTTTTAAATCCAATTGGATTTATTCTCAAACTAGAAAAGTTTGAAGGTACGGATTTCTTTTGCCAAACAGCAAATGTCCCCGACATTACAATGCCGACTACGGAAGTAGCAAGTCAATTTAGAAACTTGCCTATTGTTCCTGGTGGTGGAGTAACGTTCGGGGATTTTTCTGTGCGTTTTATTGTTGACGAAAATTTTGAAAATTATAACAGCATTTATAAATGGATTCGTGATAATGGAAATGCAGATCAAATGAAGAGGACAACTTCAGAAGAAGACATTTATACAAATGCACAATTACATATTGTAACTTCACAATACAATCCAGCATTTATTATTGACTTTAGAAACATTTTTCCAGTAGCACTTACAGGAATGCAGTTTGATGCTACAATTAGTGATGTAGAATATATTACCGCTGAAGTTGTATTTAAACACCAGCAGTTTTTTCTTCGTGATAAATCATTACAACCTCTATGAATTTTGAAACCCTTCGTAATAAATTTGAAAAATTGAGAGAAGACTGGGCAGAAGATAGCGCAGTTGACTTTCAGTTTAAGAACAAACAGTATACCACAGATCTGGGACAACTTGCGTTAGACATCCCTTTCCAACATAATAAATACTTAAACCATTACACTGACATTTCTCAGATCAAAACTTCTTTAGAGTTTGAGATCCGCAAGTTGGTGAAAGAGAAACGTGAGTATTACTCAGGAGAAGCAGACGCAAAAACTTACGCCTCTAAACCATTTGGATCAAGCATCAAGACTTCAGAAAAAATGAAAACTTATCTTGAGGCAGACGATGATATTGTCAACCTTGAGGCAAAGATTAAATATCTTGACCAGATGTTGTACTGGTTGGATCAAGTCATGAAGCAAATTTCTAACAGAGGTTTCCAGATCAAGAGTGCCATTGAGTGGGAGAAATTTGTAAATGGACAATGATGACCACTCTGAGTATTAAAAAGAAGAACGAAGTATATGTTACAGTTCAGTCCGTGGAGCCCCATGTTCATATGGAGCTTGCGGACTATTTTTCGTTTGAGGTTCCCGAACCAAAGTTCCTGAAGAAGAACCCCAGATACAAATACTGGGATGGAACTATTCGCTTGTATTCACCTGGCACTGGTGAACTCTATGGCGGTTTAATGGAACATCTTAAGGAATGGGCAGACGAAAGACATTATCAAATTGAATATGAAAAAAATGATTGGTATGGAGATGTTGAAGAAACAAATGATTTTGTCTCTCCTGCTGGCATTAAAACCTTTATGGACAAAATTACTAGGACAGAAATTACTCCTCGTTCATATCAATACAATGCTGTATACGAAGCAATAAAAAATAATCGTAAACTTTTACTTTCTCCAACTGGGAGTGGAAAAAGTCTCATGATCTATTCCCTCGTGAGATACTATACTGCTACCAATAAGAAAACTTTGATCATCGTACCAACTACGTCCCTCGTAGAACAGATGGTCAATGACTTTAATGATTACGGGTGGAATGCTGATGATCATGTTCATAAGATTTATTCTGGTAAAGATAAAAATACTGATAAACCTATTATCATTTCAACTTGGCAATCTATTTACAAATTTCCTAAAAGATACTTTGATGATATTGATTGCGTAATTGGTGATGAAGCTCACTTGTTTAAGTCTAAATCACTTACTGGCATTATGACAAAACTTCATAATGCAAAATATAGATTTGGTTTTACTGGAACACTTGATGGTAGTAAGACTCATAAATGGGTATTAGAAGGATTGTTTGGTAATTGTAAACAAGTTACTAAAACTGATCATCTTATCAAAGAAGGTTATCTTAGTAAGTTTAGGATCAAAGTGCTACTTTGTAAACATGCTTCTCAG